GACGGTGGAGTGGTACTTGACTTCACTGGAGAGCTTACAGAAGATCTTCTTGGTCCTGATCATGATGGAAATTTAGCGGAGTTCATTGATGAGTCTGATCTTCAGGCTATGGCATCAGAGCTTGTATCAGATTTTAACGCTGATAGAGAGTCTCGTTCTGATTGGGCCAGAGCATATGTCAAGGGTCTTGACCTATTAGGCATGAAGATAGAGGAACGTCAGCAGCCTTGGGCAGGGGCTTCTGGAGTATTTCACCCTGTCTTGACCGAATCCGTTGTACGGTTCCAAGCACAAGCTATGGGAGAACTCTTTCCCGCTAGTGGGCCAGTCAGAGCTAAGATTATGGGAAAACTTACCCCAGAGAAGTTTGACCAAGCAGAGCGTGTAGAGACAGAGCTTAATTATCTCCTAACTGAGGAAATGACAGAATACAGAGATGAGCTTGAGCAGATGTTGTTTAAGCTACCTTTAGCAGGGTCAGCGTTTAAAAAAATTTACTATGACCCACTAACAGAAAGACCATGCGCCGTATTTGTCCCGTCTGAGGATTTTGTTGCTTCGTACGGTACAACTGACCTTATGACATGCCCAAGATACACCCATGTTATGAAGAAGACCAAAAATGAAATTTTACAGCTTCAGATAAACGGGTTCTACAAGGATATAGATTTACCCGACCCACAACCAGATTTTTCTGACATACAAGAAAAATATGATGAACTAGATGGTGAAGAAGCTATCATCGAAGATGATGATCGACATACCATATTGGAGATGCATCTCGATATTAACATGCCTGAAGAGTTTGACGATCCTGATGGTATAGCCAGACCTTATGTCATAACTATAGATAAATCGTCACAAGAAATATTATCTATTAGAAAGAATTGGTACGAGGATGACGAGAAGAAAAAGAAACGTATGCATTTCATCCATTACAAGTACCTACCGGGCTTGGGATTCTATGGTACAGGGCTTATTCATCTCATTGGGGGTTTGGCGAAGTCAGCTACTTCGATACTCCGACAGCTTATTGATGCGGGTACGCTATCGAACTTACCTGCAGGTCTTAAAGCTAGGGGAATGCGTATTAAGGGTGATGACACGCCTCTTATGCCGGGGGAGTTCAGGGACGTGGATGTACCGGGCGGGGCAATCCGTGATTCGATTACGTTCATCCCTTATAAAGAGCCGAGCGGAGTACTCTATTCTTTACTTGGCAACATTGTCGAAGAAGGGCGGCGTATAGGGTCTGTAGCCGATATACAGGTTGGTGACATGAACGCTCAGGCACCAGTCGGTACAACTCTTGCCCTTCTGGAGAGATCCATGAAGGTGATGTCTGGGGTACAGGCTCGCCTTCATGCGGCAATGAAAAAAGAACTACGTCTACTCGCAAAGATTGTGCATGACTATATGCCAGCAGAATACGCCTATGAGATGGAAGGCGATTTTAGCAGAACAGATGATTTTGATAAACGCATAGACGTTATACCTGTAAGCGATCCTAACGCTGCTACGATGTCGCAAAGAATTATGCAGTATCAAGCAGCTCTACAGTTAGCGCAGCAAGCACCGCAGCTATACGATATGGGTAAACTACATCGTCAAATGTTAGAAGTTTTAGGTATACAGGATGCAAGCGATATAATTAAACTACCTGATGACATCAAGCCAGCAGACCCTGTAACTGAAAACATGATGATCTTAAAACAAGAGCCTGTGAAGGTTTTCAAGTATCAGGATCACGAAGCGCATATCGGTGTTCACATGGCGGCAGCACAAGATCCAAAGATTATGCAGATGGTGGGGCAGTCTCCGTTCGCGCAGCAGATACAGCAAGCAATGGCTGCACATATAACCGAACACGTTGCGTTCCAGTATCGCCGCGAGATAGAGAAAATGCTTGGTGTGGAGATGCCAAACGAAGAGCAACCATTACCAGAAAACATAGAAGTAGATATTTCTCGAATGGCAAAAGATGCAGCAGAGAAACTGTTGAAAAAAGACCAAACAGAAGCACAGCAGCAACAAGTTGCCAAGCAGCAGCAAGACCCCGTTGTGCAGATGCAGCAACAAGAATTACAGCTCAAAGCACAAGAGCTGCAGCATAAGATGCAGACTGATATGGCTAAAATTCAACTTGAAGCTGAGAAGATTAAAGCGCAGAATCAAAGAGAAGGCGCTAAACTGGGAGTTACGCTTGCTACCGAGTTGGATAAGAACCAACGTGAAGACCAGCAAGCTGGCGCTAAATTGGGTATAGAAGTAGCGAAGGAGTTAACTAAGGGGGATGGATGATACGGTTATCGCGCTTTTAAAGCGTGTTATCACTGAATCTGGGGACGAGGTAAAACAGTTCCTAGCTGACGGGAGGGCGGAGGACATGTCTGCGTATAATAGACTTGTTGGCCGTTATGAGGCTCTCAAACTAATAGAAAGAGAGCTAGAAGACTTAGAAAAAAGATTTATTGCAGAATAGGTCTTTTCGTTCTATGCATTAACTGGGGGCTTCGTGGGTGATCCGCGCAAGGTTTCTGTGAACCTAAATCACTGCAAGGAATATTATGTATACAGCAGAAGTTAAAACTGAAGAAAAAGTAGCTACACAGCTACCAGAGCCAAGAGGCTACAAACTACTCATAGGAATTCCAGAGGTTAGCGAGAAGACAGAGGGCGGAATATTTATGCCTGATGGTATGAGAAGCGCAGAAGAAACTGCTTCAATCGTTGGCTTTGTTATGAAAACAGGGCCAGATGCTTATTCTGACAAAGAAAGATTTCCTAATGGAGCCTACTGTAAAGAAGGCGATTTTGTAATTTTTAGATCCTATTCAGGAACAAGGTTTAAAATACACGGTAAAGAGTTTCGTTTAATCAATGATGATACTGTTGAGGCTGTGGTAGATGATCCAAGGGGGTATACAAGAGCATGAGTAATGTAGCTGAAGAACAAGAGTTTAAAGAGGAAACAGTCGCAGAAGCAGTGGCTAGCGCACAACAAGATGTTGTAAACGAATCACCTGAAACACAAGATGTTGATTCCTTTGCTGTTGAAGTTGTGGATGACACTCCTGAAGAAGATCAGGGGAAGCCACGTCGAGCCGAAGATGCCGAACCGCAGATACCTTCGGATGACGAAGTAGAAAAATATTCTGATGGTGTGCAGAAACGTATCAAACAGCTAAAGTTTGAGTTTCACGAAGAACGCCGTGCAAAAGAAGAAGCAGCGCGATTGCAAGAAGAAGCGTTACGTTATGCAGAAACAATTAAGTCTGAAAACGAAAAGCTACGCAAAACTTTAGATGATGGGGAGCAAAGTCTCATTGGTCAAGCTAAAGGCCGTATAGAAGCGCAGCTAGAAAAAGCTAAAAAAGACTACAAGACCGCATATGAAGCAGGCGATCCTGACGAGCTTTTGAAAGCACAATCAGAATTAACTAGATTACAGAACGAAGAATACCGTGTGGATAATTACAAACCACAACCTAGGGCGGCAGAAAAACCTGCTGAACCCGCACCGCAACCTGCTGCTCAACCTCCACAGGTAGATCAGAAGGCTTTAGAGTGGGGTAAAAAGAACGAATGGTTTGAAAAAGACCCTGAAATGACAGGGTATGCATACGGACTTCACCAAAAACTTGTAAATCAGGGTATTGATCCGAGAACAGATCAGTACTATGATGAGATAGACAAAGCCGTAAGGCGAGTCTTTCCAGATAAGTTTGACGATGGGCAAATTGAGGAAGAAGCACCCCAACGTCAAAACGGCCCCGTGGTTGCCGCACCGTCTAAAACGACAAAGAAACCACGCACAGTGCGACTGACCTCAACGCAAGCTGCTCTCGCCAAGCGGCTTGGTCTGTCAAATGAGCAATATGCGGCGCAGTTAATGAAGGAAGCATCCAAATGACAAACAGAACTTCACGCAACAATCAAACTCGTGACAACGAGAAACGCAAAGCGTCATGGCAGAGACCTTCGATGTTACCTACCCCCGAACCACGAAGCGGAATAGAGTTTCGTTGGATTCGCACAGCAATACTGGGTAATATGGATAACCCGAATGTTTCTTCTAGATTTCGTGAAGGATGGACGCCTGTTCGTAAAGAGGATCATCCCAACCTTCAAGTTGTGTCTGATATCGACTCACGATTTCAAGACAATATTGAGGTCGGTGGATTACTGCTTTGCCAGAATTCTACCGAAAACGTTCAAGCTAGGAAAGATGCACAGTTACAGCAGGCTCAACACCAAATGGACGCTGTGGATAATTCTTACTTGAAACAATCAGACCCTCGTATGCCTGTTCTAAATCCAGAGCGGAGTACGAGGACTTCGTTTGGCAAGTAACCTTTAGGGGGAGCTTGCTTGGTTAGAAACTTAAATGTAAGGAACTAGAGCTATGGCTACAACAGCAGCTCCTTATGGTCTCCGTCCCGTACGTCGTGCGGATGGAATGCCATATGCTGGGGCAACGTCCCAGTTTCTCATTGATCCTGCAGGTGAAGCTACAAACCTATTTTATGGGCAAGCAGTTATCATCGGGGCCGATGGGTATATCGCGCTGGCTACAGGTACAGGTGCAGACCTGACCTCTAACAGCATTTCCGGTACATCAGGCGTAGGCGCTATTGGTGTTTTCGTCGGGTGTGAGTATGTAAATGACTCAGGCCAAACAGTACAAGCACAGTACTATCCATCTGGTACAGCCAATGGTGGTGCTATTAAGGCTTACGTTGTTGATGATCCTAACGTACTATTCGAAGCGCAGCTAGATGGTACAGGAGCGCAAACAATTATCGGTACTAATACATTCTTTGCGGCTGCACAGTCTACCTCTACAGGTAGCACAGCGACAGGCAATTCCACATCAGCATTAGACGCATCTGTTGTAACTACAGCAGCATCGTTTAGAATTGTGGCGCACGTCTCTGATCCAGCAGATGCATTTCCAGATGTATTGGTTAAATTCAACCCCGGTGGTCATCAGATGACCAACAACGTCGGCTTATAAGGAGGCTAACTAATGGCTATTTCACGCGCACAGCTCCTTAAAGAGCTACTTCCCGGCCTAAACGCATTGTACGGCTTGGAATACGACAAGTACGAAAATGAGCATGAAGAGATATACGAGACAGAAACTTCAGATCGTAGTTTTGAAGAAGAAGTAAAACTGTCTGGTTTTGGTGCAGCCCCTGTGAAAGCAGAAGGTTCATCTATTTCTTACGACAATGCTCAAGAGCATTATACTGCTCGGTACAACCATGAAACTGTTGCTATGGGTTTCTCTATCACTGAAGAAGCGATGGAAGATAATCTATATGACTCTCTTTCAGCACGTTACACCAAGGCACTTGCCCGTGGTATGGCGTACACAAAGCAGACGAAGGCAGCTTCATTGTTGAACACTGGTTTTGATACTTTCAATTCTGGTGATGGTGTTACACTATTCTCAACAGCGCATCCGACTGTTGAAGGTGGTACAAACGCTAACCGTCTAGCAACAAATGCTGACTTGAATGAAACTTCACTTGAGCAAGCTGTGATTGATATTGCTGCGTTCACTGACGAACGTGGTCTATTGATTGCTGCTCGTCCACGTAAGCTAATCATTCCGCCAGCACTTATGTTTGTTGCTACACGTCTGCTACAGACTGAACTTCGTGTCGGTACAGCAGATAATGATTTGAACGCAATACGCTCAAACGGGTCTATCCCAGAGGGCTATAGCATCAATCACTATCTAACTGATACAGATGCGTTCTTCATCACAACAGACATACCTAACGGTATGAAGCACTTTGTGCGTACTGCTATGCAGACAGGTATGGACGGTGACTTCGATACAGGTAACGTTCGCTATAAAGCGAGAGAGCGTTATTCTTTCGGTGTTTCCGACCCGCTAGGAATTTATGGTTCCCCCGGAGCCTAAATTATGCTATAGAGAGACTACTACTTATTTTTCATACTAGTAGTCCTCCCTGTAACTGGGGCAGCGTAAGTTGCCCCTTTCTTTTTGAAAAAACTATGTTATGCTGTTTGTAGGGGCAACATTAGCCTTGCAGACAGGACACCCCCCGACCTGACGTTGCACAGACTGCTAGGCAAAACCTTGTGCAAAGGGTATTTATTATGGCATCAACTACATTTTCAGGCCCAGTGACATCTACTGCTGGTTTCGTCAGCGGTTCAGATTCTTTGGTTTCTATCGCAGCAAACACAACACTAACCGCCGCTTCTCATGCAGGGCGTACAATGAACCTCAACATAGCTTCTGGCGCAACTTTAACGCTTCCAGCAGCATCTGGGACAGGTAATACTTACAAATTCTTCGTTCAAACCACAGTTACTTCAAACAGCTACAAAATTCAGGTAGCAAGTGCGAGTGACACAATGGCAGGTATTGCAATAGTGGCAAACGATAGTGATAACACAGCATCTATTTTTGAAACTGCGGCAGCATCCGATACGATCACTTTAGACGGAACTACAACAGGTGGTATCTTAGGTGGTCAAGTTGAGCTTCAAGACGTCGCTTCAGGTGTATTTCGTGTTCTAATTAGTCAATCAGCAACTGGCACAGAAGCTACACCGTTTAGTGCTGCTGTTTCATAGGTGAATCATGGGCAAACTTAAAATGAAGCCGCGCAAGAAGGTTCGCGCTAGGAATGAAAACGGTACGTTAAAAGCAGACGATCCGTCTACTCCACAAAACGAAGCGTGGACAACAGAGATTGTGGAGAAAGAAGAGGATAGCTAATGTCTCAATCAGATATTTTTGCTGTTACGAAGACCGCTGACGCTACCGTTTACGCTTCAAGAGCTAGAGTTCGTCAGGTGCAAGTACACACTGCTGGAAGTGGTAGCCCAGCTATCACGCTTAAAGATGGCGGATCAGGTGGTACAACACGCCTAACTATGACTTTAACTACTGGAGTTGTGCATTCCGTTAACTTGCCAGATAACGGCATCTTGTTTTCTACGGATGTTTATTTGGACTTAACTGACTGTACAGGCGTAACTTTATTCTTGTCGTAGAATTATGGCAGAGCGTAAATCAAAAGGCAAAATGCCAGCACGTAATAAAAAGAATTTCCGCCCTACAAAAGCTGGGGCGGGGATGACTAAAGCTGGTGTGGCTGCGTACAGGCGCAAAAACCCCGGATCAAAGTTAAAAACTGCGGTTACAGGCAAAGTCAAAAAAGGTAGTAAAGATGCAAAAAGGCGCAAGTCTTTCTGCGCTCGTTCTGCTGGACAAATGAAGAAGTTTCCAAAAGCAGCAAAAAATCCAAACAGTCGCCTACGACAGGCTAGAAAAAGGTGGAAGTGTTAAATGGCTATTTCTCGTTCCCAAATGGGCAGTCAACTTGTAGGTAACAGAGTTTCTACAGGAGATGATGCTAAAGATCTTAATATTATCCGTATGGGTAAAGGCGGTAAGACTAAAAAGAAAAAGTCTAAAAGCCGTGTTAATGAAGCAGGTAACTATACAAAACCGGGCATGAGAAAAAGAATATTCAACAGGATAAAAGCTGGCAGTAAAGGTGGAAATCCGGGTCAGTGGAGTGCTAGAAAAGCTCAAATGCTTGCTTCAGCCTATAAGAAAGCAGGCGGGGGGTATAAAAATTAATGCCAAACGATATAGAGAAAGATCTTCGTAGCTGGTCAACTCAGGTACTAGAAGTTCCAAGCCCTAAATTAAAAGGGCTTTCTCCGTGTCCCTATGCTAAAAATGCATGGGAAAAAGACAAAGTGCTAGTTGTTGAGACAGATGATGTGTATGCAGATAGCCTAACATACTGCGCCGATTTTACAGTAACAGGAAAAGAACTTATTGTAGTCGCATCCCACAACATCCCGAAGTTACATAGATTTCATAAGTATGTACAAAACCTAAACATACTATTCGAAAATTTACACTGTATGGAGTTTCATCCAGAGTACGGTGCAGAGGATGCAGAGCTTGATTTTCTTTCTGAGATAGATTGGGAAAGTTCTGTAGATAGACCATACTGTATGGTGTTTATTCAAGATCTTAAATTAGTGGTCCAAGCAAGTGACAAACTCGAACGTTTGGGCTATTATGAAGTATACCCTGAAGCGGAGTATACAGAGCTAGTCGTTAACAGAAAGAGGAGATTGACAAATGGCTATGAAACCTAGGGCTATGAAGAAGAAACCCATGATGATGAAGCGCGGCGGTGCAGCAAAGAAAATGATGCGTGGTGGCGGTATGATGGGTATGAAGAAAAAGCCTGTAGCTATGAAGCGTGGCGGTAAAGCTAAGAAAAAGTAATGGCGTTAAAAAAATCTCAGAAGAGCTTAAAGTCTTGGACAAAGCAAAAATGGCGTACCAAAAGTGGGAAGCCTAGCGGTAAAACTGGTGAACGGTATTTACCTAGTGCGGCTATTAAGTCTCTTAGCCCTTCTGAGTACGCAGCCACAACACGAGCTAAACGAAAAGGCAAGGCTGCAGGCAAACAGCATGTGGCTCAACCTAAAAAAATTGCAAAGAAAACCAAACGATTTAGGAGCGTAGTGACATGACCTATACAAATTACACGATTACGGTTGTCAATCCCGGCTCTGGCAACGTGTATGCGATTAACGGCACTAACCAACTAACACTTTCTTTAACAGAAGGTGGCACGTATCGTTTCGATCAAAGCGACAGTTCCAATTCGGGCCACCCATTGAGGTTTTCAGCAACTTCTAACGGTACACATGGTGGTGGCACAGAGTATACTACAGGTGTAACAACGGCAGGTACTCCCGGCAGCTCTGGAGCCTACACAGAGATAGTTGTAGCCACAGATGCACCCACGTTGTATTATTACTGCACTAATCACAGTGGTATGGGTGGTACAGTTAACACTCCTACATCAGCGGTAGTAACGCCTGAATTATCTGAATTGTTTGAAGAAGCTTACGAAAGAGCGGGTCTTCAAATGCGAAATGGTTATGACTTGCGAACAGCGAGACGTAGCCTCAACTTTTTAACATTGGAGTGGCAAAACCGTGGTCTTAATCTCTTCACTATCGAATCGGGTACGATCTCTGTTACAGCGGGTACGGAGACTTATACCCTTCCTTCGGACACCATCGACATCCTCGAACATCAAATCCGAACCGGAACAGGTACGAACCAAATCGACACGGCCCTCGAAAGGATCAGCGTCGCAACCTACGCCCAACAAACCAACAAAAAAACGGAAGGTAGGCCGACCCAAATCTTCGTCCAAAGGCTCTCAACGGAAACGAAAGTAACGTTATGGCCCGTTCCAGACAGCACAACTACATACACAATCTTTTATTATAGGTTAAAAGGTATAGCTGGATTATCGTCTGGGGTTGGATCAACCATTAACTTTGTGCCTCCAAGGTTTGTCCCTTGTTTGGTTTCAGGTTTAGCGTACTATATAGCTATGAAACGCCCAGAAGTAGCAGCTCGCGTAGCTCCATTAAAACAAGAGTATGAGTTTCAGTTTGAACTAGCTGCTGGGGAAGATGAAGAAACGGCGTCAATTAAGTTTGTGCCTTATAATACGTTTATGTTAGGTGCCTGATGTCATACGCAAAAGGTAGATATGCTTTTGGTTTTTGTGATAAAACTGGGTTTCGTTACCCACTATCTGACCTCGTGCCTGAATTTAAGAACGGCACTAAGACGGGTTTTCTTGTAGGTAGGGACATTGTAGATCCTGACCAACCGCAAAATTTTTTGGGGCGGTTGAAGATATTTGACCCACAAAGCATAAGAAATCCTCGTCCTGACACTTCAGAAGCTGAAAGTAGAAGACTTTTTGGCTTTAATCCTGTATGGAATGACGGACAATACATGACAGCAGAAGTAGGAACTGTTACAGTTAACACAGCATAGGAGATTAGATATGCCCGGAAAGTTAAAACCTGTACCTGCAGGGAATAAAGGTTTAGGTAAGTTACCATCACAGGTCCGTAACAAAATGGGCTTTATGAAAAGAGGCGGTGCTGTGAAGAAAATGGGAATGGGCGGTAAGTGCCGTGGCATGGGCGCTGCTACCAAGGGCGGCAACTTTAACAAGATGGGCTAGATAATGAACTATTCAGAATTGACACAAGCCATTAAAGATTACACGGAAAATACAGAAACAACTTTCGTGGATAATATAGATGATTTTGTTCGTCAGGCTGAAGAACGCATATATAGAGATGTTATAATTCCTGAGTTAAAGAAAAACGCTACAGGTAATGTGTCTGAAGGTAATCAATATCTTGGAAGACCTTCTGATTTCTTATCTACGTTTTCTCTAGCTGTATCTAACAATGGAGAATATACATATCTCCTTGAAAAAGAAGTTAACTTTATAAGGGAAGCCTATCCTAACTCTGGAACAAGAGGACTTCCAAAATACTATGCAATATTTGATGGGGATGGAGCTTCTTCGGATGGTAACTTTATAATAGGCCCGACACCTGATGCTTCTTATCCTATGGAGCTGCACTATTACTACGACCCACCATCAATAGTCACAGCAGATACTTCTTGGTTGGGGGATAATGCAGAGACTACACTTCTTTATGGTAGCTTAATTGAGGCATATACGTTTATGAAGGGTGAACCTGATATACTACAACTATATCAGCAGAGATATGAAAGTGCTTTACTAAACATGGCAAGTTTAGGCGTCATGCTTAGAGGCGATATTTATAGGACGAGTGCAGCATAATGGCCATTACACAAACAACATGTACTTCATTTAAAGTAGAGCTTTTTAAAGCGGAACACGATTTTGACGCGCAAACTTTTAAAATAGCGCTTTACACAAGTTCTGCTACACTTGACGCAAGCACCACTGCTTATAGCGCGACTAATGAGATTACTAATACGAGTGGATCTGCGTATTCAGCGACTGGAAAAGCTCTTACCGTCACAAGCACATTCCCAAAAGCATCCGGTACAGTGGCAATAGTTGATTTTGACAACATTTCATGGGAAGACGCAACATTTACTGCAAGAGGCGCTTTAATCTATAATGATTCACACACTTCCAAAGCAGCCGTTGCTGTGTTAGACTTCGGGAGTGATAGGTCTGCCTCAAACAGTACTTTTGAAATACAGTTCCCATTAGCAGGCACTACATCTGCAATATTAAGGATAACATAGGAGATTAAAAATGGCATCCTTCGTGAAAGTAAACGACTTCGTCAAAAACGCAGTCCATAATATAGATCTGGAATCAGATCAAATAGCGGTGGCTTTAACAAACACGGCACCGGGCAGTGAGTCCAGCAACCCTACTGCAGACGGTAATGGTATTGTTGGTAATCTGACACAGATCAGTTATAGCAACTGTTCATCAAGAAACGTTACTACAACTTCGTCCACTCAATCAAGTGGAACATATAAGCTTGTTTTAGCAGATTTGACCCTAACAGCTTCTGGTACAGTTGGCCCATTCAGGTATATTTATATATTTGATGATACAGTTTCTTCCCCGGCAGATCCCATCATCGGATACTATGATTATGGCACGAGTATAACACTAAACAATGGTGATACTTTCACATTAGATTTTAGCCCTTCAAACGGTGTAATTCAACTAGCGTAAGGTAAGAACATGGCAAAGCTCTTTAACAGGGCAAAAATGGGAACCAGTACAACGGGTACTGGGACGGTCACTTTAGGGAGCGCTTCTTCAGGTTTCCAATCTTTTGCAGACGCAGGTGTTAGTGACAGTGATGTCGTTCAGTATGTCATCGAAGATGGCGCTAATTTTGAAATAGGGACTGGAACGTATACTAGTTCTGGCACTACCTTAACTAGGGCTGCGGTTACAGAGAGTTCAAACTCGGATAACGCAATAACTCTTTCGGGCAATGCCGTTGTTTTTGTTAGTGCGATAGCGGATGATTTAAATAGACTACAGAATGGCGGAGCAACTAAAGTAGCAGCCACTTCTTCTGGTGCTACCATAACAGGTAATATTGCTGTTACAGGTACAGTTGATGGTAGAGACGTTGCTACAGATGGCACAAAGCTAGACGGTGTTGAAGCAAGTGCTGATGTAACAGATGCTACAAATGTTGGAGCGGCTCTAACGGCTTTTTCTACGGACACTGATGCGGCGAGTTCTGATCTTATCCCTGTATATGACGTAACCGCTTCTGCTTGGGAAAAACAAACTATTGCAAACGCTGCCCTACAGGGTCCAACGGGGCCAACGGGGCCAACGGGTCCAACGGGGCCAGACGGAGATGCTGGTTCTACAGGCCCTACAGGCCCTACTGGTCCAACGGGTTCAGCAGGCGGTACAGGCCCTACCGGACCTACTGGACCTACGGGTCAAAAGGGACAAAAAGGACAAAAAGGGCAGACGGGTTCGACGGGTTCGACGGGTCCAACAGGATCTACCGGACCGACAGGACCAAGAGGTCCAACAGGATCTACAGGGTCTACCGGACCAACAGGACAAAAGGGACAAAAAGGGCAAAAAGGTCAGAAGGGACAAACGGGATCTACAGGGTCTACCGGACCAACGGGGCCAAGGGGGCCAACGGGGCCAACCGGACCCAGAGGACCAACAGGTCCGACAGGACCAACAGGGCCGAGCGGTACTTCAGGTCCGGGTCATGCCGACGCTTGGGCAAGGTACAACCAGTCTGGAACGACTTCGCTCACCGATAGTTATAATATTTCGTCCATATCTGATCAAGGGACGGGTTTAGCGCTTCTTTACATAGACAGCAATTTTGCCAACTCAAATTGGTGTTCGACAGCCCATGCAGGTTATTCAAGTATGAGTTCTCTTGTCTGTGTAAGGTATGGAACAGCAAACGCAGGGTATATTTATCTCGGAACAAGATATGCTCCTCCAAATCAAGCCTTTGACTTAACGCAAAACGGCTTCGCAGGGTTTGGTGATTAACATGATTGACTGGCGCACATCAACATATAGAGAACGCATAAGATGGGCTAGGTATAACTTAAAGCCTTTTTTTACAGAATATCGGGTTGTATATGATGATATTAATATGAAGACAGCGGCAATTATGGTTCCAGATCAACATTTTATGGCTAACCTTATGTACGGGGGGCTAGTCCCTCCCGCTTGGGTAAAATTAAAACTGAGAGAAGATAGCGAACATCCTGACTTTGTAGACCACCGAGACATGGGAAATTTTGAACTTCTTGACCAAACAGAACCATTAGGTCCATTGACTGAGGAAGAGGCAATAGAGTATCTCATAGAGACAGACATCCCAAGAAGTATTTGGGAAAATTGGGATCAAGGTAACTTTAGAAAGATAGTGGTTTGTAATAAAAACCAACTACCAAAAACAAGAGAATGGCGCGACACGTGGCGTATCGCAGTTTAGTGAAAGGGTAACTAGATGGCATTTACCATAGGAAGCAACACTGTTATAAACGATAGCCGAGAGCTTCAAAATATAGCAAGTCTAGATAGCACCACGGCTACAACTATTGGCAATAGCGTGGGTGGGCAGACTGATTATTGGGTCAACTATACTCAGATTGGCACGACTGCCATTAATGATAGCTTTAATGTCACCTCTATCACAGATGGAGGCGTTGGTGATGCTTTGATTACTATCGCTACTGATTTTGCTAATGCTAACTGGGCTTCAACCGGGATGGTAGGTTTTAATAGCGTTACGTCCCCGTCTATTATAAGAGTCGGTGCAGCGGCGGGAACAGCGCAGCTTAATACTCGTTACGCTACAGCGAACTCTAACTCAGATTTTGGCCCTAATGGTGCGGCAGGGATGGGCGATTAAACTATGTTTAAATTAGAAGGAAGTTGAAATGACAGAGCCATTTGTATCCATTGTAGATAAAGACGGCAATGAAAAACGTGCGGATGAATTAAAATCACAGCCCAGTACTCGCGATTTTCGAGAGGCTTGGGTTTTATCTGGTGACGTGATCTCAGAAGACCTTAATGCCGCAAAAGAACTTTTTAAAGATAAAATTAGAGAAGTTAGAAAACCTTTGTTGGAGGCTGAAGACACTGTCTATATGAAAGCCTTAGAGGCTGATGACAATACAGCGAAACAAGCTAGTGCTGCTAAGAAAACCAAACTTCGTGACGCACCTGCAGCATCAGCTATATCGTCAGCCGACAGCATAGACGCCTTAAAAGCCGCTTGGGACGCGGATCTTTTAGGTACATCACCTTATTCATAAGGGGTAAAAAAGGGGGGAATTAATAATGGACGTTAAAGAGTTTAATCTGTTGGGTACTCGCGCTTTTCAGATTGATAATTTCTATGACCATCCTGCATATATTATGGACATGATTTTATCGGGTCCGCCTAATAAAATAATGACCGAGCATCCATTACATGGTGATGAGTTTTTTGATTTGCGGCATCACAGAAAAGAACCGACATTAAAAAAATATACAGACCAACTTGTAGAACTACTTAGTGATCAAAACATGGATGTTTATAGGCACGAAGGCGTTGAGGTTTTAGACACTAATTTTATGCGTTGGAAAAAATCAAACTTTAATAATTATCAAGATAATTTTTGGTTTCCGCACCAAGACGATGGATGGGTTTGTATAATATATTTAAATGAATCTAAGACTAATGGCACAAATATTTACGCAGATAAGTATGGCAGCATAGTAAAGTATGGTGGAAAGCTAACTCAAGAAGATCGAAACCCTTGGAAGCCCAGATCAGATTTTGAAATAGTTGATTATCTAAAGCCAAAATTTAACAGAGCTTTTTTGTTCGATGCAAAAAAGATACCGCATGGTGCGGCTGTTAATGATGAGACATATTTTTATACTGAAGAACAAAAAGACTATAGTAGGCATAGATTAAATCAAGCCTTCTTCTTTTTTCCAAAAAGGTAATTATTAATGAGACAAAGTTGGAGAATGTGGGCCAATCATCTTGATGTAAGCTTTATTCTAGATCAACCGGAAGTTAAACAAGTTAGTGAGGCCACTACATTTGGAAATAACCAAGCTGATTACAGGATAAGCCGTGTAGCTTGGCTAACAGACAATGAAATAGTAAAATCCGCCATTAGACCGTTTGCAGAGGAAGCTGCCCCCATAATAGGAGCATCTTTAGGACAACCTGTAGAAGTCCAATACACCGAGTATCATGCGACAGAGGGCGGTAAATACGATTGGCATCACGATATCAACTGGAATGAAAATGGTCCTTACGATAGAAAGTTGTCTTTAACAATCCAATTAAGTGACCCAAGCGAGTATGAAGGGGGTTTTTTTGAATTTATGGAAGTAGAACAGCCCCCAGAAGTATATAGAACAAAAGGAACTATTCTTATTTTTCCTAGTTACTTGCAGCATAGAGTTACCCCCGTCACTAGGGGCATAAGGCGCTCACTTGTTGCGTGGTTTCACGGTCCAAGGTGGTCTTAGTTTACCAAATCTCCTTACACGGAGATGCTTTTGACGCAAGGGAGCTTTCCTTTGAAGAAGCTTCAAAGTTGTCTGGGTGCAAACGGGCTGAAAACTGGCTAGATCCGATACACAAAAGAAAGATGCTTATTGGAGAGTTTGGATGTGCGGTTAGTCATTTAAGAGTTTGGGAAAGAATTGTAAGTTCTAATATGAACGGTATAATTCTTGAAGAAGATGCGGTGTTTTCTTCGATAAATGTCTCTGAAATAGATGAGGTTTTAAAAGAAAAAGACAGTGTTTGGCTAGGTTATAGACTTAATAACATGGGCTATTGGTACAACTGTCACGCATATGCCATAACCCCTCAAACTGCTAGAATGTTGATAGACGGGTTTTCCAATGCTATCATACCAGTAGATGAGTGGGTTCCTTTAAAATTAAAAGACAAAGAAAACCTTTTTTATACACCAGAAATAGTAAAACAAATACCTAGATCTGATAGATCATCTACCATAGAGGGGGAAGAGAAAGTGATTGATTTTCATATTGTAACAGTGGCAACCGAGCCAGAAAAAATGTGGGCTTTAGAACAGTCTGCTAAAAAACAAAACGTTGAGATAATCAACCTTGGTGATAATCATCCGTGGCGAGACCCCATGAACAATTTAGGCGGTATGCCGAAGATACAACTTATTAACGAGTACTTAGCTACAGTAAAAGAAGAAGATATTGTTTTATTTATGGACGGTTACGACACTTTTCTAGCGGATAGCCCACAAGCAATATTAGAACGTTTTGGTCA